CCTAACCCCATGGGTGGTGGCAATGCTGGCGCTCCTCCTGCTGGTGGTCAACCAGATTTTTCTGCACAAGCACAGATCCCACAAGATCAAATGAATACTTTCCAAAATCAACAAGGTCAACAAGGTCAACAAGGTGATGCGCCAGCAGACACCGATGAATCAAATGTTGCACCAAGCGAAGGTGGATCAGATACAGAAAGCACTAAGTCAGCTATTGAAACTCTTAAAAATCAAATTGAAAATTTCAAGAGTCAAGATGAAGACAAGGGTGGACAAATTGAAGATCTTTTAAATCAACTCGATAATCTTATCAAGAGTATTTCTGGAGAAGATGAAGAAGGAGAAGAGGGAGAAGAAGAGGGTGGAGAAGAAGAAGGTGGAGAAGAAGGTTCTCCTGAAGGCGCTCCAAATGTAAGCGCACCGCCAACAGGTGGTGATATGAGTGGCGGCGCAGGAGCAGGTGGCGCAGATCAAGGCTCTGGTGATATGAGTGGCGGCTTTGGTGGTGGCATGGGCGGCATGGGCGGTGGTATGGGTGCTGGAATGGGTGGCGGCGGTCAAGGCGGCGGTAGCGGCACTGGAATGGGTGGCGGCTACGGCGGAATGTAATTTGTAAATTTAATTAATTATTGAACTCTTCCCGCCTCTCTACTGTAGGCGGGATCACTCATTCGATTAACAGGCGGCGGTGAATTTTTTAGTTCTTGTCTTTTTTGGTTCAACATATTTCTTAATATAGCAAAAGTTTGAACAGTCTGATTTTTGTAATCTATAAAATTCTTTGCGACATTATCTAAGTTTTTTGAAATATTGCTGATACCACCGGTAGCGGCTGACTGGTCATTGGGACTTAGACTATTAATCGATACACCAGCTTGTTTAAGTGATTGTACTATTAACGGAAAATTTGCAGACCATCTATTTTCGAATTCTTTGCTTACATTCATTTGATTGTTAGCTTGTGGATTGCTTGGTGCTGCTCTTCTTACACTTGTGTCACGATTATCTGGGAAACCAGTTGTTTGTTGCTGATTAGGAGCAACAGGTGCTTTTTGCTGATTAGGATTAACAGGCATGCCTGTTCTTGTATCTTCAGTATAATATCTGTTACTTGCCATCCAATCAAAAAATGTTTTCATAATGTTTATTTATACAAATAATTTAAATTTAATTTTATATTTATAAATATTTTGATATTTAACTAAGAGTATAAAGTAAAATTACTTTTTCTTATTCAGTTTCTTAAAATTTACAAGTTTATATCGTAGCTTGCTCTTCACCACAGGGCAAGCTACAATTTTTTCTAGAAATTCATCAACACCTTCAATTCCTTTTTTCTCAAATATCATCTTAAGTTGTTTGTACTTATCATCAAATTCTTGATTTAAATTATCTTTCCATACATGTTTGGCAACTTTTCTTCTGTTATTAAAAACTATATCGTTTCTTTTCTCTCGCTTCTTTCTAATTTCAGGAGACATTTCTTCAACATTATATTCAACTTTTTTAGGAAGAATAAATATTTGTGCATAAGGCTTACCCTTCTGAAATATTTGTTGCTGTCCTTCTAATGGTGATTTAAATACAACAAAGAAAATACTGCTCCAAAATTCTCCTTGAATATGACCCGGAACAGCACATGGAGTTGACCAAGTAGGATCTGTATAAAAACTTGGATGTGGTTCAACTCTGATTATATATCCCGGCGGCGGCTGAATGTCTAAACTTGATGTGAATCCATAATGACCTTCTGCAAATAATCCAAACGGCGGAATTGTTGAATACTTTACATTTAATTTTTCTTTTGACCAATCACCATCAAATATAATCTTTCCACCAACATTCTTTACTATCGTTGTCGTATCAAAGTGATATATTAATTCTAATGCGTATGTACTTGCATCTACAAATGGTAAACAATGAAATGGCTGTGCTTTACTGCCATTGGTATGATCGTTAGACTCCCCAGCAAAACCGGGGATTTCTATCTTGATTTTACGGGGTCCAATACTGGAACCGTAATTTCGATAAAGCACTTTGAGTTTCTTGTCCATGCAATTATTATAGTTAAAAACAAGGTAAAATCAAGAGAAACCACTATATAAAATTATGCTTCCAATAGGTCCAAATCCAAATCACTACGAGAACCAGATTAACCCCTGCCCAGATCTAAGCATTTTAGGCAGATCAAACAATACTGATCCACCTCCCGGTATGGATTGTCATGTTCCACCAGATAATCAAAATAATATCGGCGAACAAGGCGCTGCCGATTGGCTTAATGATAACTTAGTTCAAAATCTTGGCAACGGCGCAGCAAATAACTGCGATCCAATGCAAGCTGGCAAAATTGTTAATGATCCAGCAGAACAAATAGATCAAAATATAGTATACAGATATTCAAAAGCATTAAGAGGAACTGACGAAGCTGTAATGGATTTGTTCAGAAATATTGTCGTTATTGATGAAGAAGGAAAAGCTCATAATATTCCAATCATTTGGGCAACACAAGAAAGAGCAGTTGCTGCAATCCTTCAACAAAATGTAAGAAAAGATGAAACACTTGTTGTTGATAGAATCAAACTTCCTATGCTTGCAATTAGTTCAACAGGATATGAATTAGATGCAACAAGATACACATATCATCAAGCAGTAAGATACATTGAAGCTTATACTGGATCTTCACCAATTAAAGCACCAAAATATCAAAACAGAGAAACATTATTTGGAGTTTCAAGAGGAATTCCAATCAATGTGTCTTACACAATGTATGCTTGGACAATGCAACTTGAAGATATGAATCAAATATTAGAACAAATTGTTACAAAATTTAGTCTTGTAGCATACATAAAAGTTAGAGGCGTTTTGCAAGAAGTCATTGTTAAATTGGATTCTATTGCTAATAACCTTGAAACCGAACCCGGAGATCAAGCTTTAAGAGTAATAAAATTTCAATTCGGACTAACTGCTCAAACATATGTGCCACTACCAGTTAAACAATACGATTCTTTGATTAAAGTGGTAAAGGCAGATCTTGTTGACTCAGTAGACGAAGCGACAATAACAGAGGTTCTAGCAAAAATAGAGGAAACGGCACCAATTTTATGATTGAAATTACAAACTTGAAAAAGCATCCAGTTCAAATTATAATTAAGAGTAGGAAAAAGTCAAATTCTTTTACAACTCTTAACATTCCCGGATTGGGATCAAAAAAAAATATTTATAATTTAGAAGATGAGAGGTCTACTGCATATATAGAAAGAGTAGAAAAAATGGGTCTGATAAAGACTAGATATATATCGAATAATATTTTGATTGAAGGAGAAAAGTAAAATGGCAAACTTACGAGGATTCCCTGCTAGCAACACGATTAGCCCATCTGTAAGAATTACAGAGAATGATTTGACTTTCATTTCTCCAACCACAAGCTTCCATAGTATTGGTCTTGTAGGTTTTGCGAGTAAAGGTCCAATCAATACACCAACCTCAGTAACCAGTCTTACCGACTTGGTTTTCAAGTTTGGCAATCCTCACCCAGATACTGGTGATCCTTATCTAATCTATGCAGCACAACAGATTCTAAGAGTTTCTAGCGAACTCATCGTAACCAGAGTTGCTGATACCGATCCAACAAGTGCTTATCAGGCAAACACAGCAGCAGTTGTCGCTCCTGCAACTGGTGGCTTGATTGAAATCCTTGGATCAGCTACTGGTCCTTTTGTTTTTGCAGACGATCAGTATTTCAGCTGGAAACTAAACGGCGTACTTGCAAGCAAAATTCTTGTAGTTGATGCAGACACATATGCTACTGCTGATGAACTTGTAGATTTTCTTAATAATCAACTTGTTTCAGAAATTGACGGAATTATATTTGAAGCAACAGCTGGCGACAGTGTAACCCTCAAGTCTGTTTGGGCTTACGGAACAAGTTCAACAATTGAACTTGTTTCTCATCAGGATAGCATCTATGGCGGTGCAAGCAGCATCATTGGCATGGGAACATCCATGACACAAGCTGAACTTCTTGGTACTGAAGATAAATATCCTGACGATATCTACACTTCAGTTGGTGATTGGAATTTCTCTGGCGTATCATCAACTATTCTTTCAACAGCACTACAAGTTGTTATCAGCGGCACAGGAAATGTTAATATCGATGATGTTGTTCAGGTTATTGACCTTTCAGCTCTTGCTGGTGGAACTTATACAACAGCTCAAGTTGTAACCGAAATTAACAATCAAATCGCTTCTCCTCTCGGTGGCTTTGAAGCTGATGATGATGGCGCAGACCACATAATCCTTAGAACATTAGCTTACGGTTCAGGAAGTAAACTTGTTGTTAAAACCGACAGTACACTTGATGTTATCTTTGGATTGTCAAATGCTACAGCATCTGGCTTATCTCCTGTTCAAACAACTAATGATGGTATGACAGATGAAGCAGGCGTTGTAAGAGGAGCTTCTGCGGCATCTGGTGCTTATAGCTTTACCATTTATGCTGACAGCCCCGGCATTGAAGGAAATGAAACTGTTGTTCAAATTTCCAACAATGTTAATGATGGCACATTCGCATTCAAAGTGTTTAATAATGGAGCACAAGTTGAAGCTTGGGGTAACTTGACCAAGAATCAGACCTCTTCTTTCTACGTTGCAACATATATCAACTCACAAAGTTCATTCATCAGAGTTACAGATAACACTGCATTGTCTGCTCCTCCTGCAAATACAGGTGCTGCTGGTATTCAATTATCAGGTGGTACTGATGGCATTCCAGTTGATCCAGATGCTCAGGATGATCTCATCAAGGGGAATGCAACCGCTGGAACTGGTCTTTATGCATTCTCTGAACCAGAACAGGTTGTAATCGATCTCCTTGCAACACCCGGACGTAGCTCAACATCAGTTATTCAGACTCTAATTGATGTTTGTGAATTACGTCAAGACTGTTTAGCAATCATTGATCCTCCTTTCGGTCTTACTGTTAACGAAATTATTCAATGGCAGAACGGTGTTCATCCACTCAACAACACTCAGCTTAATACAGACTTCGCTGCTCTTTATTATCCTTGGGTAGAACAAACTGATGTATTCAACAATATTCCTGTTTGGGTTCCACCATCTGGTTCAGTTATGGCAGCTTACTGCCAGAGTGATAATTTAGGTGGTCCTTGGTTTGCTCCAGCAGGTTTGAAGAGAGGTATTGTTCCTAATATCAATAACGTCTTCACCAGACCAAGTCTTGAAGAAAAAGATTTGATGTATGGTAACAGCAATGCTATCAATCCAATCATCACTTATCCTGATATCACTGGATTCGTAATCTGGGGTCAGAAGACGCTACAGAGAACACCAACTGCTCTCGATAGAGTTAATGTTCGCAGAATGTTGTTCTATGTCGAGAAATCAATTAAAACAGCATCAAAATCATTGTTGTTTGAACCAAACACAGCTTCAACAAGGAGCATTTTTATAAATACTTGTTCAACTATTCTTTCAAGAGTGCAGCTCAATTCTGGATTAACAAATTTTGTAATCAAATGTGATGAAGAATTAAACACACCAGACGTAATTGCTAGAAATGAACTAAGAGCTAGAATTGGAATTGTTCCAACCTATGCCATTGAATTTATATTTATTGAATTTAACTTGGTTAGAGAGTTAGCATAATAATTAATTTGAAAAAATAAACTTTAGGAGGTAATTTATATGGCTACATCAACAGACAACAACATGGGCATTGGACCGCTTGGCACTGCGGCATTTAAAAGAAAATATCGATGGACATTCCAAGTGGAAAATGTCGGCGGCGCTGGTGGTTTTAACATCGGTGGACAGTATGTTAAATCTGGTAATAGACCGCAGATTGATATCGATGAAACAGAAATCAATTTTTTAAATGGGAAAACATTTATTCCCGGTAAAGCTACTTTTAATGAAATTAGTTTTACTTATTACGATGTTGCTGTTCTAGAAGATGCAACTGTTAACAGTTTGCTCAGATGGATAAATAGAGTTTATAACTTCGAGCAAATTGGAGGAACAAAGCAAATATACGCCACACAAGGAAGTTATCCTGATATAGGTTCAGGATATGCTGGCACAGGTGTGCTTACTTTGCTCGATGGTTGCGGATTTGCTGTAGAAAAGTGGCAGTTGATTAACTGTTGGCCTAAGAGTATCAATTTTGGTGATTTAGATTATTCATCTTCTGATGAATGTAATATTGAGTTATCACTTAGATATGCTTATGCAATATATGAGAACTACTGTAATACTGGAGAAACAGATCCACCTTGCACAGGAATTTGTGGAACTACAGCGGGTTCTTACTAAGAAGTAAAATATGGCTAATATGGGTATCGGTTTTGCCTCTCAAGTTTTATTCAAGAGGCAAAACCGTTTTATCATGTACATACCCGGAATCACTCATACAGTGACTGGGCAGAGAGCTATTAGTAAAGTTATGGTAGAAGAAAAATCTTCTAGACCTAATATTTCATTTAAAGAAATTGAAGTACCTCATTTAATAGAAACGATATATTTTGCTGGCAGACCTGATTGGAAGCCTTTAAAGGTAACTTTATATGATGTTGCTAATGATAATCCTGCATGGGATTGGGTTAAAGCAAATTATGCCGTAGATTCAAACAATAATCAAGTTTCTGTACAATACAAAGGTTCTTTAACAAATGTTGGTGCTGGTGGTTCTAACTTTAAAAGAACAATTCAGATATTCATGCTTGATGGATGTGGCAATGCGATAGAAGCATGGACATACATGAATGCTTTCCCCACTGACGTTGAATTTGGGGAAACAGACATGACCGGAAATGATGTAATGAAGGTCAATCTTACTCTACGTTATGATAGAGCATATTGGGAAAAGTGCGACGATCAGATGAATTCACTTGTTCAATCTTACATGTTTCCTTAGTCTTCTGCATCTAGAGATGCATACTCATCGGGTTCGAGGAATTGATCTACTTCTAAAACTTTTCTACATTCTACTAAAAAAGTTTCGAGTTCTTTAGTTTTCATGTTTAAGATTCTACAAGCGCCAGATTTATTGAGGCGACCTTTTTTTGTATAAACTAAGTTTTCGTTTGAAAGTAGCAGACCAATTTTTTCTTTTAGATAGCTGCTTTCAAGAATTTGGAGCAATTCGGTATTTTCTATGCCTTCTAAGAATCTGTTCTTCATCGACATTCTCCAAAAACAAAATATCCAACACTAATTGAGTAAGTGCTTTGGTATAAAAAATGAATTTATTAAATTCTTCTGCTTGGCATTTCTCTATTCATTTTTGCTGTATAGTATTCTTGATATCTTTTCTTAAGTTCGTCGAAGTTTTTATTTGAACGATAAATTTGTCTTAGGTGATGTATTAGGCAAGTTGTCAGGAAGTTAAAAGCTTTGCTTCCTCTAGTTGGATCGAATCGTTCTATTTTAGAGAAGCAGATAAATACACCTTCTTGTACTGCGTCATCATAATCAATTTTCTGAAAATTTCTAAATCTAACAATATTTTCTGACAGTGTAAAAAATTCTTTTGCTAAATTATCTTGACTTTGTTTGAGCATTTTTTCATTTTCTATAATTTTATTTTCATCTAGACTGACAGTGGGATTGCCTTCTGTATTATTTTTATTAAATTCTATATCTTCTTTTAAAAGTTCGTATTTTTTCTTTAGCTTCTTTGCTTTTTGAAACTCTATTATATTTGTTTCAAGATATTTGTTATCAAGATAGTGATTACTCATATTTAAAATATAGTCCGCATGCTTAAAAAAATGAAAATTAATTGTGCTATAATTATTGATTCGATTGAAGAAAAGCAAAAAAGTATTTTAAAATTCCAGCAAATAGAAAATATTAATTTTTTTACTTTTGACAAAAATTTAAAATCAATAAATTTACTTAATAGCAGAAGAAACATTAATACTGAATTGTCTATGTTTTTTGATCAAAAAAGTTTTTTTGTACTTTATCCAGATGAAGACATAGAGTTATGGGATGATGAAGAATCTTTTGGAAGTCATTACAATCTTATTATAGATGATTGGATAATTAAGTCTAGAAGAACGAATACGAAAGAAGAAAAAGTTTCAAAAATATTTATTAGGTCAAATTACAAAAATGTTATTAAATATGATGATTTGTGGAATAATTTGTGGCAAGATGGTGGAAATTTTATTAATAGGTTAGAAGAATATTTATTTATTGTTGGTATAAATGAAGAAAATTTATTTCTTGTTTACAGATACATTTTTGAAAAATTAAAGAAAAAAATGTATGATGATACATTAAAGAATTTGTTTCCGAGTGTATTGAATAATTATCCAAATTTTGTTGAATTATTGTGTCTTTGGGGCGACTTCTTATATGAATCTAATCGTATTGAAGAAGCGAAATTGTTCTACGCCAAAGCTCTGAAGTCAGCTTCAGAGCGTAGCATTTACGATAAGATGCCAATGATTCCCAGAATGCACAAAAGTCATCCTGAGAAAATGTTGGCAAATATTGAAGAGTTGATCAAAAAATATGATCAAGTTCATTGATGATTACAGTTACTTGATCTTCAAATCTTGACATAGAGATTTGTTTACGTCCAGCAGGAAGCTTTTTCATTTCCTTTTCTAGATCGCCAATTGAACAGCTGACAACACGCCAGTTGTTCTTTGCTAGCTGTTCTGCTTCTTCCTCTTGAGACATTACAGTCTTGCCGGGGAAGTATTCAAGAACTTGATCTTTAGCTTCTTTAATAATCTTCTTGTAAAGTGGGACGTTACAAGAACAGCTAGGATTATTAATAAACTTTTGCACTTCTGGATTCAATGACTCTGGTAGCTTACTACGAAAGGTTTCATCTTTCATAGCGGTCTTGATATCAAGAAGGCTTATAAAGTTCTTTGTTTGCTCGCTCATTGTTTTTAATCCTCAAAGTGAAGCCACAATGCTTACATCTATAAATAGATGGTTGAATTTTAAATTCTTCCCTATCATCTTCGGTTTTTTTGATAATGTTTTGCAAAGTAGATCGTTTAACTTCCACCAATTCTTTGATGGAAGTTTCTGTATATTTTGTTCCACAATTTTCACAAATAGAAAACATAATTAGTCCGAAATCATGCTATTTGCTTCTAGGTAAGTTTGGAAGAATGCGAAGAATGTTGCCAAGAAGCTAGTGGCGCAACCTCCTAGAAAAATATAATGTAATTTATCTAGATTCCATCCGCAGAAGACATACATGAGTGTCGTGGTAAAGATTCCACACCAAAATCCAGAGCATTGGTAGCAGTTGAGCATTTTCATAAAAAATGTTGGAAGATATGGTTTGATTCTATCTTTAACAGACTTTGAAATATCTGATTCAACAACAATGTTGGTCATTCCGATTGATCCGAAAAGCCAAAGTGTCAACTCAAGCATTTTGATTCCCCGTGTTTATGAGTACAGAAACTTCTTCACCTTTACGATAAACGTGAAAATCCATTACATTATTAAAAAGAGGTAATTGAAATTCAAAATTTTCAATATTACCTTTAATATTCCTGTATGCACTTAAATCTGTCTTCATAATATTAACTTCCATTTTGAATATGGAAGATATTTTTTCAACGTCTTCTTTTGTTACGCTGTTTAAAAAATCTACGACAGATCTTATTCCAAGACTTTTAAGGTGAGAAACTTTTTGTGCCATTGCCCAAGAATCAAACAAATGTTTAAATTTTGGGAATTCATTTTTGATAAGTTGATTCTGAAAAAGCAATTCTGCTGCGTTATGGAAGCCTATCTGAATCATAAAAAATCTCCTAAACTAATATAGTTTTTAATTATGAATACTAATTTAAAATTAAGTTTCGTAATTTTTAAGGGGAAAAAAAATGGCTGATGAAGTTTTTAGACCACAACGACCAGCGTCAAATGATTCACAAATTGACATTCCTGAAAATCATCCAATGAGACAACAGGCAAATTCATTACCACCGGGAGTTGTTACAGGAAGAGTTCCTCCACAGTTTACGTCTTCAATTGCTGGAGATGATAATACTCAGTCATATCGTCAGCAAGCTGCTCCAATGAACGTAGGTGGCATGCAGATTAATACTGAGTTAGCAAATCTTATTAATAATTTGAAGCAGCATAGCACACACTATGAAGAAGTGCTTCTTCCAAGTAAGGGCAAGTTCTATGATGGAACAGATGGACCGACAAATGGAATTGTTAACATTCGTCCTATGACAGGTGAAGAAGAGCAGATTCTTGCTACTCCACGATTTGTGAAAAAGGGCACTGCTATTAATATGATTTTTAGCAAGTGTATTAGAGAAAATATTAAGTCAGAAAATTTATTGTCTCAAGATAGAACTTATCTTTTGATTTATCTTCGTGGTATTAGTTATGGTACTGATTACGAAGTTCAGGTACGTTGTCCAGATACTGACAAGCAGTTTTCAACGACGATTGATTTGGACACATTAGTAATCAACAGGTGTCCTGATGATTACGCAGCAGACAATCTTTCTGGTGTTCTTCCAAAGAGTGGTTTGAAGTTCAGTTATCGTTTAAGCAAGGGCAAGGACGAAACTGATCTTCAGGAATACAGGGAAAGAAAGCTTAAGGCTTTTGGTGATAGTGCTTCTGATGATACTTTGCTTTATAGAACTGCTCAGTTGTTGAACAACATTGAGACTATTACATCAAAGGATGAACTCAAGGTTGTCATCAAGAATCTTCCTGTTCAAGATGTTAATTATTTAAGAAATCTTGTTAACGATCCACCTTTTGGAATCCAGACAAAGGTTAGCATTCTTTCACCCTTTTCAAATGAAGAGTTTGAGATTGATTTGCCACTTGATTCGGGTTTTTTCTTCCCCCGGAACAAGAAGGTGGGGGTATAAGTCCAAGTTTAAAGCTATGGCAGGCTTTGATGGATGAGATGTTCTTCTTTCTCTATCATCTTCATGTTGACAAATCGTCTTTCTTGCAATTAACGATTTCGGAACGTAGATACTTGATAGACAAGTTTGTTGAGCAGAAGAAGAAAGAGAAAGAAGAGCATGATAAGGAAATGAGGAAGGCTAAATCTAGGTCAAGGTAATAATTATGTCTACTAAAGAGCGTTATCAAAATCCAACAACAGATGATACTGTAATTTTAAGACTATTTGTTTACAATCAAAATAGTTTTTCTAATGTTGATTCAATTGAAAAAGTAGATATTTACAAAATTCCTGATAATGCATCTGTTAGTGATTTATCAAATGCTACCTTGATTCAGACTGTGATTGATCCAGATATCAAGCAAGATGATACTGGAAAGTATTACATTGAAGTTTTAGCTGAGTATCCTCTTTATACAACAGGAAAGTATGTAGATGTATGGAGTATAGTCTTCAAATCAAGTGAAGGCACTAGTCAAGTAATCAATAATTTCCTGTTGTATCCTGATCTTTGGTATACGACACCAATTCCAGTTGTATATGACTTTAGCTTCGTGTTCAGACCTAATCGTTTTAGAAAAGGTTCAAAGCAATATTTAATTTGTCAAATTACGCCCAATGTGCCGAAAGGCACAGACTTGGGTAGATATTATGAAAACCTAATCATTAATTCTAATGTAAAAATAAGTTTGGAATTAAACTGTGGTAATTGTGTGCCAACGGAGGAAGACCTTCGTTTAGTGTTAGATCAAGTATCAATGGATTACAGGGAAAAGAATTTTGCTTATTACCAATTAGACACAACTGATTTGGATGTAGGTATTTACAACGCTTGGTTTACGCTTGAAATTGGTGACAATATTTATATTTCCGACCGGATGAATCTTCAAATCTTCTCTTGATGGGCTTGAAACAATGGTATAGTATGTCCTTGGTCATCAAGGAGGCTAGCCAATGCGTCTTGTCGAAAAGCTTACAAAGTGTTATGAATGTGGTGTCAATGTTCTTCTAATTGGAGAACATGGTGTTGGTAAAACATCATTGATTAAAAGTGTGTTTGAATCTCAAGGATTAGTTCTTGGTGATTCATGGTTATATTTTTCAGCTAGCACATTAGATCCTTGGGTTGATTTCATTGGTATTCCTAAAGAAAGGGAAAGCAATGGAACTCAATATATTGAATTAATCAGACCAAAAGCTTTTGCTGATGCTACAAAGATCAGGGCTTTGTTTATTGATGAATATAATAGATCACCAAAGAAAATAAGGAATGCAATTCTTGAACTTATTCAGTTCAAGAGTATTAATGGTATGAAGTTTCCTAATCTTCAAGTTGTTTGGGCAGCAATAAATCCAGAAGACGAGAATGAAACATATGATGTTGAAAAGTTAGATCCTGCTCAGAAAGATAGATTCCATGTACCTATCCAAGTTCCATATGCATGTGATGCAGAATATTTTAATAACAAATATGGTTGTGAAAAATCAACTATAGCAATTGAATGGTGGAATGCTATTCCTGATGATATTAAGAAAAAGATATCTCCTAGAAGGCTTGACTATGCGTTGGAATTTATGGCAAAAGGAATTCCTTTGGAAGATATTCTTCCTCAAGAAAGTAATGTAAATAAACTTCGTCAAGCTTTAGCTAATGGTCCAATTGACAAAAAGTTAAGGAAAATGTTTGATGACAAAGATATAAAAGATGCAAAGTTGTTTTTAGCTGTTGAAAACAACTTTGATAATGCTATCAAGTATATCAATGAAAGCAAAGAATATATTGAATTCTTTGTTCCTCTTTTCAAGAAAGAAAAGTTAAGTCTTATTATTTCTGAGGAAGATTCAAAAATTTCTTCTTATATAATTGAAAATTGGAAAATTAATCCAATTTTTAAATCAGTGATTGAAAGTGTTTTAACCGCTGGAACTAATCCAAAAGTCATTAAAAAAATACGTTCTTTCTTTTATGAAGATGAATCTGTATGGAAGAATCAGAAAGCTTCAAATTCTTCAGAACGTGAAAGGATTTTCAAATGAGCATTAAAGAAGAATGGAATCATATTTTAACTAAGATGGAAAACCATCATAGTATTTTTTATAAAATAATTCAAATGGGTAAACCTGTATTTACCGATAAGATTCAAACTGCTGCTGTGCAGTTTGATAAAGAAGGTAATTACTTGATGTTCTTGTTCAATGAAAATTTCTGGAATGAATGTGATGAATATAAAAAAATATTTGTCATATGTCATGAAGCGTTACACATTATCCTGAATCATGGTAAAAGATTTCAGGAAAAGGAAAATCCAAAAATATTCAACATTGCTGTTGATATTGTGGTCAATCATTCTCTTGTAAAAGATTTTGGTTTCATAAGAGAAGAAATTGATGCAAAAAATGAATACTGTTGGATTGACACTATTTTTGGTGAGAAAAAACACAATGGTCTTAATTATCCAGACGATGAAACATCTGAGTTTTATTATAATGAAATAAAAAAAGATCCTGAAAATAATGGTGGATCTGGAAAATCTGGTGGAAATCAGAAGCTTGTTGATGAACATCAAGCATTAAGTGAAGAGGAAATCAAAGAGATAATGGAAAAGGTAGGTGGAGAACTTACTGATGATGAGAAAACAGAAATTGATAATATTATTAGTAGTAAAATGGCTGGCAATGGCAGTGGATTTTGGGCATCGTTAGGAACAAGAAAAATAATAAAAAATAAAAAATGGGAAAGCGTTATCCACAAATGGAAAATGAAAGTACTTAAAATTGCAGATGTCGATAAAGAACAATGGTCACGCAAATCCAGAAGAATGAATGCTTATTATTCTGATATGATATTACCATCAGAAGCTGAAATAGAAGATTATGATAAAGAAACAAAAAAAATAGATGTATTTTTCTTTCTAGATACATCTGGAAGTTGTTATGGATTGAAAGATCGATTTTTTACAGCAGCTTCAAGTCTGCCAGAAGATCGTTTCAACGTAAGGTTGTTTTGTTTCGATACAAAGGCTGAAGAGACGACACTTGAGAGCAGAAGGGTGTATGGAGGGGGTGGAACATCATTTGCCTGTATAGAAGAAAAAATAAGGGTAGAAACGGAAGGTAAGAAATATCCTTCTGCTGTATTTGTTATCACAGATGGTATGGGAAGCAAGGTTAATCCTATTCATCCTGAAAGATGGTATTGGTTTTTATCAGAAGACAACAAAAAGTATATTCCTATTAAATCAAATGTTTACAATCTTGATGATTATGTTTGATTTAAAAAAAAGTCGTCATTAAGTTTTAGAAGATGGTCTAGAGCTATTGCTGTCCATTCTTTATACTTTAATGAATATTCAAATTCATGACCAATTAATTCATTGGTCATGATGAAAGCAAGCCAAGGTTTTCGTGTTTTTTTCCAACACATCATTGGTTTTCTTCCACAACGATTACTATCAGCGGTTGCTTGCTTTAAGAATCCATTTAATTCACTATTTCCATTTACAAAAACAGCACTCATGTCGATGCTGTCATATCCGCCTTTACTTTCGATAACAAATTTAAAGTTCTTTGGACATATTAAATCACCAGAGAAAACTTCAGAAGCGTGTTGTGGTAAATCCGCTTGACTCCATCGATTGCCGGACCCGACAGATCTGCTGAAAGGCATATTGAATCTTGTAGTAAGAATTTTAGTTAGTTCTAATTCTGTACGATTTCCTTTTTTCTTTCCATTGACTTTGTTAGGTCTTTTTGGTTGTATTTCATCGATATCTAGACCTTTAAAATCATCCATATTCTATAATAACCTCTTTATGTAATTTAATTGAGTGGTATTTCCTTCTAATTTCTCCGTTTGAATATTTAAAATTGTAAAGCTTATAAGGCATTGTTCTATTAAATATACAGTCATTCATAATTTCTTGGCTTCTTTTAAACCTAGACAATGCTTGTACAAATATCTCAGTTGTTGAACAAAAAAATATTTGTCCTAATGTTTCAGTCAAATCAAAAACATATAAAGGTCTGGCTGCGTTTCTAATTAAATATAAATTTGTTTCATTTTCATTAAAATCTACATAAGAAATAGCAAATTGACTTTTGGCAGTAAGACCCATCAATTTTCCAAATGACTTAACAGTATTATCTTCATTCTTTTCCATGAATTTAAGTAAAACTTCTGAATCGCAAGTTGATTCAGTTGGAAACATGCTTATTAAATTTTTATATTCTTCTCTATCAACCATTCCGTTATGTGTTAATATTTTTTTTCCATCTTCACTGACAAAAGGATGGTTGTTAATATTGTCTTCTGGGTTACCACACATTGGTGTAGCTTGTCTAGCATGAAGTAAACACAGATGAAGATTTTTATCTTCTAAGCTTTTGAAAAAACTTGTATTTACAAAATCAGATGAAATCATTGGTTTCTTATCAAAGTAAACTTTATTTTTATCATCTATTGCAAAAACACCAGAAGCATGGATGCCTCTGACTTCTAGTTTTTTAAAAATATTTTTCGTGAGATTATAAGTCAATCTTATATCTTTTGATTTGCCTATAAATCCTGCAATTCCACACATATTTTATTACTTTTGAGGCATTTGAGAAGTTGGTGCGGCTCCAGAAGTATCAAATCCGCTTGCTTGAGGCAATTCAGGAGCGATATCTTGTACAGCCACATCATTAGGTTTTTCATTCTTTTCAGGTTGTGGCGATATTTGGAAAGCATTAATAGGAATGCCCATCTTCTTAATTATTGCTTGTAAATTAGAAATTACCTTTTTAATTGTTGCTTCTAAGTCGTCACTTTCATCAATTGATTTAGCAAGAGCGACAGCACATCTTTGCAACACTTTCAAGAACTTTCTATTTTCATTACCCCAATGCCCTTGTAGTATGCCTCTGCACTTATTAACTATAATTTGACTGTATCGAACTAAGTTCCTTGTTCCTATCTTGTTTACTTCATCAGATAGTTCTTGTGTTGAATTAAGGACATCGCCTATCTCTTTTGCAAGATAAACTTTGTTTTCATTTAACACATATTCTCGAAAATTAAAATCAGTCATAATAGTTATTTAGGTTGATTTACTCAAAAAATGAAACCCAATTTATTATAGCCATACCAATTTTTTTATAATAATCAATTTCTATATTTTTTAATTTTTTGCCTATGTCTGCCATACATTCTAAAATATTTGAACCTTGAATTTTAATAGAATCGATTATTTGCCAAAATTTTTCATTTTCAATAACGCCGGGAGTTTCTTTTTCAAGGTTCTTAAATACATCACTTGCTCTACTATGAAATATAAAAGGTTTACCTACAGTTACATTAATGTCCAAATGATCCATTATTTTCTTAGATATGATTCCACACCATATGTCATCAAATCTTCTATATGGAGAACCTTCTCCCATAAGAGGAAACCACATTAATGGTGTTAAGTCTCTTTTAAAACACATATTCATTCCACACAATGGATAATACTGACCCTTTGGTATTATCCTTGTGTTTTCTGGCAATTTAATATTTTGATTAGAAAGTGTTTGTATGGCATCAAGATCTGGAACGCCTTCCCACAGACCAGCACTAAGTTTTACATTATCAAGAGTTCCTAGATTTTTGTAAGGAATACCTCTTGTCCTATATCCAATACAACTTTCTGTCCATTTTGGAAATTGTTCTAAATTGTTTATATGATCTGTAAAGAAATCAACACCATCAATTGGATAGCAATCATCATCTAGTGTGAATATGTAATCAAAATTCTGCTTATATGCCAAATAGAATCCAAAAGATCTAATTGCCGAATCTCTTCTTGAAATTATCCATGATTTTTTTCCAAATGTTCTGTCAATGTCTTCCCACGAATAATGCTGAATTCTACTATCTTTTTTAATCTTAAATGTTTTTTCAGGGTTATCTTCAATCAGGATAACAGTACATTCAAATTTCCATTTTTCTAGGAAGTCTGTAATGCATTTTTCTCTAATAGTTGGAACAACAATACAGTAATTTCTCATATGAATTTTAATTCCTTGACTACTAGGCATTTATTTATGTCTAAATTAACTTTATTGCCAACTAAATCATCAATAACATAAGAAGCATTTATTTTTTCTAAGAATTTTTTAATTTTTTGTTTAAAGAAGTCAATGCTTATAATGATTCTTCCTATTTTGCCGGGGGGTGTAATAGCTAAATGGATATTGTTTAAGTTGCCAACATGTTTACAATTATTCATTTTTTCTATATTTATAATTCCATTATTTTCAACACCTATATTATGAAAGACTTTATTTGTAAAGTCTTTGTGTTTGTAAAATATATTTCTTGTTACTGTTTCTTCTTGAATGATTCTTCTTTCTCCATCAACAGGATAAGCAATCAGAGTATATTCAGATAAAACTTTGCTTTCATCAAGCATGTCATCAACTTCTTTTATAAACATTTCTCTGTATTCTTTGGTGTTTTCTTTTGTTGTATCAAATATTAAAACACCTGTATTGACATTGTGATTATGTGTCCCGTATACTCCTACTTTATTCCAATTTATGTTTGTAAATTTTTTGATTATAAAAGCATCACTGTCGAGAAGAATAACTTTTTCTTTTTCTTCAAAAGACATTTCAAAACAATCTCTTAATTTCGATAAAAGGGGTGTATTAAATCTTTTTTTGGTATAATTTTTATACCATTGTTCAATATAAATG